TGAGGGAATAACTCTCAAGGTACCTTACGACAACGTCCGTATAACCTACGGGAACGATAATATCGTCTCCATAGATATCGATCTGTCTGCTATATTCGCGGACCGATCGTGAACTCGGACGCCTCCCGTCAAGTTGGTGCATCGCACTCAGGATTAAGGTGTAAAACACCATCGCCTCTACAGGAAAGCATAAAGCTGATCCCATAGAAGCGTACTTCCAAAGTACGATGTTCCTCCCACTCGGGAGCGTAGCGTGTATAGAACGAGCATCTTCTAGGTAAGGAAGAAGCCCTGAGGTCTTAAAAATGCGCTGAACTAAGTGCAAATGCACTCTGTCAGACGCATCCTTCAGGTCTAGCGTTGCTAGTCGTTTATCTATACTGCTACGGTAAGCGAGTCTCTGATTAATACTCTGATCGTTAAAACGAATAGAGTTTTTAGTCAGGCTATGACTCTCGATGACCTTATATACATAGTCCTTAAGGGACTGCTGCATATATTGTACATGCGATGGTTCTATAGCAATGACTCGTGGCGCCGTCAGTGTCTTAGGCACGAAAACCACGCGCACGGGAAGTTCATCCCGTAGCTCTAGGAATTCGGGGCCTTCGGCACCGTCGATACCTGCCCCTGTACCACCGGCTTCTGCTGCGTATCCATAATTGGGATAGCAGTGTAAGTCGGAGGGGTAGGTAAGCTCCGATCTATGGTTCCACTTGTTGATACGATGCCTCTCGTTAGAGAGACGACGATCAGCAGTGACACCAGGACCGTGATGGCAAACAAGATCAAGGTAGTCAAGCTCAGGAAATACCTGAGACCAGACGATTCCAGAGATCTTGTCAAGGACATTGTCCTCCCTTTCAATTAAAGGGGTATCACGGCGGAGTTCGCCTTCTACTTCCAAAAAGTGCTCTTCAGCCTTCAAATTACGCGAAGGACTGCAGCCGATCTTAGGCTTCTTAAAGAACCTACAGATCTGACGTATCCAAAACACGGAATACGCACACGGATTCGGAAGTAGCTTACCATCAGTAGCGAACACACGTTTGAAGAAACCTCCCATAAAACGGGGGAGACTTCCGTGCCGACTAAAACTAGTCGGACACGTGAACGTCCCATTCTCGATGCCTCTTTCGAGAGCATCAGACAGAGTGGGGAGGGTAATCGTCAAAAACGAAAACCCTTCGTGTTCACAACGATCAGCAATTCGTTGCTGATCGCGTTCTACGGACAAGTCTAGGTCCCTACTGGCATCAACCAGCAGAGCCTGGACGAGCATGGTCGGTCTTTTCATTGTAACCTCCATATTTATGGTGGAAACAAGACCGTCTAGGCTTACTCCTTGCGGAAGCTATCTACTTACGTTTTGCATAATATGACAAAACGTAAGAGAGAAGCACTAGAACAATTGCGAAGTAACAAACTGTTACAGCGCACAATTGCCTAGAATTCTCCACCGAGAACCTTGTTGTAATTGGTTGAAGTCAACCAAGCCTTCAAGGCATCGATAAGATAGCCGATCTCAGTGTCCGAAAACCCGGACTTCGGTTCATCTACGACTAGATAAACCGAAAGACCCAGGTCCTTGTTGAGCCCAGAAATGGGATCAGCAGCAACTTTATGTTGCGAAAGGCGGACCTCACGACGAAAACGAGCAGACGTAATATTCTGCTTCGTCGTCAGAGAAGTGACACCATCAGCTGAAGTATACACGTTTTGATTAGGGCCATTTACGACCTTAGGCAAAGATGTAGCAACAGCATTGATAGTCACTGACTGTGGATCTGCAAGCACTAGAAGCTCTCCTTATTTACGCTTACACGCCTATTACCTATAGGCACGGTAATCGTTATCTAACCCGAGACGCGCCTAGCGCCCCAAGGATAGACAACTGCATACCCGTGAGACTATTCTCAGGGGTATTCCACCCGAAAGGATCTCCTTTGCTTCGTCTCTTATTAGAGCACCTAGCAAAAGAAGAGCTAACGGCACTAACCTCTTCTCCCGATTCACGACGGTACCATGCATTGACCTCTAAATGGTCTTGCATGATCCATTCGTACATCATGTAGAAGTGGCTAGCGGCTAATCGATCGGCAACGCCTGCGTCCATGTTTTCTAACATTTTCGAGACGTTGACACCCCAATCGATTAACCAAGTCCAGGGCAGAGCATTATACACGCTCTTTGGCGAAGGATAAAGGCCAAAAATTCTGGCCATCATTGCCCTCGTCCAATTAACATCCCTGGGACCGTCAGGCAACCAGTATTTGAAAGCGGCTACGCCGTGACATTTCCTGTGTTGCGTGAATGTTCTTTTATAGTGCGTCGGACGTGAGTAGTACTGAGTTACGAAACCAGGCTTCATAGCCTGATAGTAATCAGCCTCCTCATAGAACGGCGTACCAGGAACATCTTCGTCGAAAAGAATATATCGACGTCGAACGGTCTTGCCATTATCGCGCAAGAGCTGCTTAAGACGATTCTGTGCATCAATCTGCGTTAAAACGTAGTTTCGCACGTCTCGCAGCAACGGTTCCCATCCAAACTTCAAAGCTAGCCAATAGTTTCCTATGCTAGCTAATGGGTTTTTAGGATCAAGGAACCGCTGTCTAAGCATTCCAGGGAGCTCACGTAACTCATAAAGAGCTACGCCGAGATCCATGTTGGGCTTAGTAGGCTTCATCTTGTTGTATGTATCCGATCCCATGGTTGAGGTAATGGTATTTTGTCCATATACCTGCCCCGTGGAAGGCAAGATGGCACAAACTGAACCTTCATAAAACTGGTTCAAAGGGCCACCGCGCCAAATCTTCCCGACAGGACATAAGTCAGACCATGTCTCATAAGTAGAGACATCAAAAGGTCCGCCTACGTTACTATTAGGAGGAAAGTTCGGATATCCGTAATGACCATAATCCCCATCAAACAGCGTGCTCGTAGAGATACGAGTAGTGGCTGCTGTGGGAGATTGGGCAACGCCACTTATAGTCTCATGTCCAAGAATGGACGTGATATTTGAGGTGCGTTGACGGACCATACAGATAATGCCTTTCGGTTGGGCCTTACATGTTAATGTAAGGTTACGCGGAGTGTTCCGTAGAACGTGGGGAGCCCGCGAGGGCTCC